ACTTTTTGGCAGGCATGGGTAACGTACCACACAGGCCAGGGGACCGATGGGAAACATCGACAAAATGAGCAATCCCATCGATCTGAACCAGGACACATTCCTGGGTCATGACCTCACAAATTTGAGCTCCAAGGTCCATGACCTCGTCGGCTCGGAAATGGGCATCCTGCTTCTCACAGAGAGCCTCGACGACGATGACATCCTCTTTGATGAGGGTACCGTCCTCAGCAACATAGGCACCCTTGGCAGGGATTGCAGTCGCTCCGCCGAATAATTCGGACAAAGTCTGGAGGGTCTGGTCAACGACAGCATCGACCATGATCTGGGATGCCTGCTGACCTACGTTTACGGTCGAGGGGACCGTCACCGATACTTTAGAATCAATCATATTGTCTCCTTTGATTGATTGTTGAATGGCGTTATTGCCAACCGAATGATACCGACCGAACCCTCAGCGAGGGCTCGATGGGGTCACTCAGGAGAGTCTGGCCCTTCCTCTTCTAGCCAAATCTCATAACCCATCTGAAGATGAGCCTCACACTCTTCTTCAGACCAACCATCCTTCTTAGGATCGTAGGTTTTGTTTTCATCCATAATAGTCTCCTATATGGGTGTTGTGGCAGTATTGCCGACTAAATAAGTGCTCTACCAAAATTGCCAATAGGCTCACATCTTGGATTTGTGAAACCCGCCATTTCCATTCTTTTCCAAAGACAAAATTTTGCCTGGATAACTACTCTGTCAACCAAATCCCTGGTTGATCTCTGCTCCCTGGTCACACAAAAAAGATCAGGGTTGTCCTCAGCGCATAAAGTGATGCCCTTAACCAAATGACCTTTAGCTAAAAGCTTTTCACAATCTGAATCGGCAGGGTCTAAATCTTTAATGACTCTCATACTGTCCTTTCGTATAATGTTTTTCGTGCCCCCCAAACTCGGGACCTTAATCATAAAGTCAAGGGCTCACATGTCAACTTTATTCGTCAAAAAAATTTCAGATAAAGGAAAAAAGTGCATAAATGGTTGAAATCGTTGCAGAAAAAAAATGAGTGGAAGATGCGAAAAATAGCTGATCAGACGGGGAAAGCTGTTGCTTCCTGCTCATCCTGGTTCAAAGCAGGCATCATTCCCCCAGAAAAACACTGGGAAGGAATAAGCAAATTCCTTGTAGCTGAGGGATTGACTGAATACACATTGGATCGGGTGACAAAGTTATATGATCAGCAACGTCGAGACGAAGGTCTGATTATCAACTGTCATTTTTGTGGGGACGAATTCTTACGACATACTCAAACCAGGATTTATTGCCACAAACCAAAATGCAGATCCTTGAAGAACCAGAAGGAAAGAAACAAGATCAAGCCTGCTGAACCAGGGACATATAAAATGTTCAACCTCGGACCATCACCCAAAGCTTGCAAAGACCATCTGATCACTCGTGAAGTCATCAATGAATCGGTGAAGAGATTTCTGGAAAAAGGAAAATCAATTGAAAATCTTCCAAGCTATGACCCTGGAGTGATGACCAGACTGGAAGATGAAATGATGAGAGCAGGATTTTAAGGGACATATATATATGACTGAAAGATTGAGTGTCAAAGAGCTCAAATTCGTAGCAGGGATCATTCAAGGTAAGTCTCAAGAACAGAGTGCTTTGGATGCAGGCTATGCCAAATCTAGTGCATCGACACAAGGGAATAGACTGATGCAAAAGGACAGGATAAAGGGGGAGATAGAAAAGCAGATAGCTGGCCAGGGATGGACACCAGAAAAGGTGATTGGAGAGCTACAAGACCTCTATCATAAGGCCAAAGAAGCTGAAGCCTGGGCACCTGCCAAAGATATGCTCACCCTGCTAGGTCGGCATGTTGGAGTGCTAAAGGATGAGAGGACAACCAAGACCGAGGTCTCTCACTCATTTGAATTGCTACTCGACAAGGCCAAGGACATCACCCCTGAGCCCTTGCAAATAAACGATTCACGCACGATACCCGTGTACAATTCTCAAGAAAAGGACACACCGCATGTCAACTGATCAAGCCTGGAGGGTCGTCTCCCCCTCTCGGCTTAGGCAGGTCGGTCCCCCCCAGTCTACCGGCCTGCCGACCACAAAAAGGAACGGGATAGGGGTCCCAGCCGCTCAGCCAGCCAGCGCAAGCCCCCGGGCCCCGCGTCACCGCCACCCCATAATTACATACAGTAGTTAGAGGCATTTATGCACGAACCCAAAAAATCCCTAAAACAACGTGAACAGCTAGAAGGATACCTAAATGAGCAACTACGAGAGAGACGAACTAAGGAGACAGGAGATGGCTCAGGAAAGAGAGGAAGAAAAGGCATGGAGTACGACAGGTTTAGCGCAGAGTATGAAAGCGAAGACCCAGTCGCCCCAATATAACCCTACTTTACGATACGATGATCCAACGGTAAAAGAGCTTAGGGACCCAGTCGAACATCCGGCCCACTATACATTTGGCAAAATAGAGGTCCTGGACGCAATTGAGGACTGGGGGCTGGATTATCACAGGGGAAACATACTAAAATACCTAGTTCGGGCGGGGAAAAAGGGAGATAAATTAATAGAAGATTTACGAAAAGCCCGGTTTTACCTGGACAGGTACATTCGGCTGCATCAGGAGCATAAAGATGGAATCGATTATCATTGAACTAGACGACGAGACGTTTATACATTTGGCTGTATTGGCGCATGAAAGGGAGATGACCTTGAATGACTTGATTGTGCAGCTACTGAGAGAGCAGATCGAGAGGAATCCTACAAAAACGGTAGATATACAGATGGTCAATGGAGAATGATCTAGTCCAGCTTGTAGCAAAACTGCAAAGGGACCCGGTTTTCTATTTCAACAACTGCCTAAAAATCCAAGAGTTTGGGACGGGGGAGTTGATTGAGTTTAAGCTCAACGAGGTGCAGGGGATTCTGCATAAGATGATGCAGAGGCAGATTGACCGGGACGAACATGTGCGGATGATTGTTTTGAAGGCCCGTAGATTTGGTATATCAACGTATGTACAGGGTAGGTTTTTTCATCATGCAGCGATGAACCGGAATAAAGTGGTGCAGATCACTACCCACAGTAAGGCGGCTACAGATGTCATGTTTAATATGGCCCGGACCATGGAGCAGAATCTGCCGAAGGAGATAAAGCCACAGATGAAATATTCTGGTAAACGGGAGATGCACTGGGGTAGTGATGAAGGTGGTCTTAACTCGCTGTATAGCTTGAGCACGGTAGGGGGTCGGGAAGTGAGGGGTAGTAAGGTGGACTTTCTACACTGTAGTGAGGTGGCAAGCTGGGGGCATGGCGGGGAAGAGTACCTGCTCGGTCTCCTCAATTGTGTCGTTCAAGGTTTTAAGACGGAGGCGATTATAGAAAGCACGGCTCAGGGCACGGGTGGTGTATTTCATGACATGTTCTGGGATGCGTATGCTGGGGACAGTGGCTGGGAAGCGGTGTTCTTCCCCTGGTTTATGTTCAGTCATTATACAAAGGATTTTAAAGACGATGATGAGAGACAGGAGTTTCAAGCTGTACTTGGAACGGATGATAGATACGGAGGTGAGGAGGAAGCAAAGCTTCTGGGAGTCTCGTGTGAGTTTGATATTGGTGCAGAAGATCCGCTCAGGTTTGAGGTAACGCTAGAAAATTTAAACTGGAGGCGGCAGTGCATACGGACCCAGTGTCAGAATGACCTGACTAAGTTTCACCAGGAGTTTCCGAGCACCGCGAGAGAGGCTTTTGTATCAACGGGTAGAGGGGTGTTCCCGAGGGAGCAGTTAAATGAGATGGTTTTGGATGCGGAGAAGCTATCCCGGGAAGTGCCGAGTGAGGGGTTCCATATCCCGATACAGGCGTACAAAGAAGGTAGGACGAAAGAGAAGTATATCATAGAGGCTCAGGATGATGGAGAGCTTCAGGTTTGGCAGAGGCCTAATAAACAACGGGACTATAGGATTGGTGTTGATGTAGCGGAGGGCCTTGATATAGGCCGAGATACGGACTGGTCGGTAGCGGTAGTGATAGATCCTCACACGTTTGAGGAGGTTGCCATGCTGCGGTGCAAGATAGATCCTGACCTGCTGGCTTGGCAGGTAGCGAGTCTGGGCAAGTGGTACAATAATGCTCAGCTATTTGTGGAGAGAAATAATCATGGACTTGTAACTTTGAAATTTTTACAAGAGATTCATTTATATCCCAATCTCTACTCAGAAAAGATTTTAGATGAAAGGTCGTCTCGTACCGCTAGAAAGCTGGGATTTCATACGACTGTTAAGTCTAAGCCCCTGATAATAGACTACTTACGGGAGCTAATAAGGGAGAGGGAAATAAAGATTCACTCGCCAAAGTTACTGGATGAGTTACAAACTTTTGTAAATCTACCTAATGGCAAAATGGCGGCACAACCGGGATCACACGATGATTGTGTTATGGCCCTGGCAATAGCTGCATTTGGAGCAAAGATGTATCCGGCATCGGGTCAATACCAACAGAGACATGTGCCGTTTTACCGTAGGCCGCTTAAACTCTTTAGTCCTTCTAATTTATGACCAATGTTATTAACGCAGACTTTGGGCAACGGCATTTAGAAGAGGACCTCGAACCTATAATGTCTAGTCTAATTGACGTATTTATAGAACATTTTGGGGAAGAGGCTGGTTTACAGCTATCACTTGGCATCTGTGCTTCGCTGAATAATTTGTCTGAAAAACTAGAAAAGGAAATAAATGGCAGAGAAGCAAGAAACAGTGGCAGTTGAAGTCAAGACGGTTAGTGCGCCGCTTGATGATTTAGCCAGTTTGGTTCAGGAAAAGTTTACCGAGGCACGGACTTATCGGAGGGATCACGAGACGCACTGGCAGGAGTCCTATGATGCGTATAGGGGTAAGTATCCCAGTCATATAAACAAATCAACGGAACTGGCAAATGAGCGAGGAATCTTTGTCAACCAGACTAGACGAAAAGTCAATTCGGCTAAAATCAAGATTGGCACATTGTTATTTGAGGATGGCCGCATTCCTTTCAG